ATGAACTGGTCTAATGAAGGATACTTCATTCTCAAAACCAAATCAGAATCAAGATGAATATCTGTGCTATGTTCTGGGTCTTTTTGAACTTCAATTTGGTCGATAAACACTGTAACTGGAACTTGTGTTTCTCCATCATCACCACAAGTTATAATCAAGTCAAGACTTTCTCCAACTGACTTACCACGAACATTTAAGAAAATATATTCAATATCAAAAGTGGGTAGTTCTTCTACTTTAATTCCTTTTGTTAAAATGCAATCTTTTAATACTTGCTTGATTGCATTTGTAATTTCTTTTGTGCTTTGACTTTCAAGAGCAAGAATTAATATCTTTTCTTCTTTGACTAGAAATGGTCTGTATTTAATTGTTTTTCCAGTTGATGGTAAAACCAAATCATACGTTGGTGTAGAAATCTTAGGTAATGGCATAATTTATACTATCATTAAAATTATTTATTTGTCTAATGTACCGTAATTCTTTTCCATTACATATCTTGTATACTGGAAAGTGACTGTTGTTTTTACAATTTGACTTCCCTCATAAGTTAAAGGCATCGCAGTGATATTTGTTGGGAATGCTTCAATCATTCTATAAGTTAAATGTGGTGGGAATTTTACATTATTTGGGTTTGAACTATCAAAATTTCTCTCAAACTTTGTAAGTGATATAATTCTCTTATAGTCATCTGGGTATCTAAAACGAAAGAAATCTGTCTTTTCTTTTCCAGGACCATCTCCCTGTCCTCTTGGACTTGGTGGCAATAGACCAGTCCCAGCATATAACGGATTGATATAATTCATCCATTCTTCAAAAAGACGAATTAAATTATATTCATTATCAACATAAAAAGTCATCGTAAATTCTGGAAAAATTCTTCTCGTTGGAAATCTTTCAATCGTTCCCTGACGACTTCCCATTTCTTCCGTTACATCAAACTGAACTCCAGGAATAACTGCTTCCGCACAATAAAAATCATAGACATAATTTTTTGTTTGATTTGCAGTAATAACATTCGAATTACGCAACCAACTCATCAATCCACTTCCACCAGCATCAACATTTGTTAAATGTAATGATACTTTAAATTGACTAGTAAGAGATAAATTACCAAAAATATCTCTTGCTGAGGGCATTCCATTTGTTGGAGCACCTTCCGTCATCTTAAGGTAAAATGGTCCTATACGCGGAGACCCTCTATCTGGAGCAGCCATCTATAAATATTTTTAAGTGTTTATAATATGTATGCCTCGTAACGAAGATAGTAAATATAGACAGGGAAAATATAGACCCCACAATCCACAAAAGTATGGTGGAGACCCATCAAATATTGTTTATAGGTCTTCATATGAATTAAAGTTTATGCAATATTGTGATTTGACTGAAAGTGTGAACTCTTGGAAAAGTGAAGAATTTTGTATTGCTTATCGTTCACCAATTGACAATAAAGTTCACAGATATTTTCCAGACTTTTTTGTGAAGTATAAAGATAAAGACGGAAACAATCGAACTCTTGTTGTTGAAATCAAACCACAAAAAGATTTAAAAATGCCTGAAACAAATCCAAAAAGAAGAACAAAGTCTTGGGTGTATTCAGTTAAAATGTGGGTAGTCAATCAGGCAAAATGGGAAGCAGCAAGAAATTGGTGTGCTGATAGAAATTATGAATTTAAAATATTCACAGAAAAAGAATTGGGAATTCCAGTCAAATGATAGCAGACGACATCAGAAAGCAAGCAGGCAACAAATATCGCAGTAGTGATTGGTGGACCAATTCACTAATGAATGAATTGAGAAATATACAAAAGAAAGACATCAATCAAGCAGATACTGGATTTATAAAACCAGGAGATTTAGTTTTCTTTTTATATTCTGCAAAGTATCCACAGAGATATGAATACTGGGATAAACATCCTCTATCTTACATTATAGAAATTAGTTTTGCAGAAGGTTGGTTTCTTGGGGCAAATCTGCACTATCTTAATCCACAATATCGTGGAGGTGTCGCACAATCCTTTCTAAATAAAGAAGGAATTATAAATGCACCCAAGAAAACTTTACATAAATACCTCTTCTCTGGAGTGATGACTGAATTCTTTAAAGTGCCTGAAAAAGAATGGAGAGAAGTATCGTTGCTTCCAACAGAGAAATTTGTTGATAAAAGAGGTCAACCAGTATTCAAAACCAAAGTTTGGGACGCACCATAGATGGCATATGAAGTATTAAAAGATGAATATTATCAACCAAATTTAGGTCCCCTTGGTCCTGGTCCTCTTGGAATTAGATATGACCCCGTAACTGGTGATTACGAATTAAAACAAAAAAGTGCGTTAGGATATGATATAGGAATTGGATTAGCAATATTTTATAAAAATGGAAGTTGGACAAGTGATGCAATAAGAGACCCAAATCTATTTGTAGATGGTGATGAAAACAAACCAACACCACTATCGCAACAGTTATCGGAAGATATGCGAAGAAAGGTATATGCGGCATATCAAGCAAAAGGAGGTACTGCTGGTGGAAACGTAGTTAATGCTACCGCAAGACCAGCAAATCAAAATAGTCCAGCAGGAGTAAACAATAGTTTTCCAGGAACAAATCCAGGAATAGCAACGGCAGTGCCAGGAGTAGGTGGTATATTAGCAGCAACACCAGGGTCAATAAATCTTAATGATACTGCTAATCTTAATTTTGATAGCAACAACGAAGACAAAATTTTTAAAGATAGTGGTCTATTACTATACCCAATTGATATTTTAAAAAATCAACAAGATACATTACAAATTACAATGTATCGTTATCAACCACCATCTGGAGACCTTTTTACAAATCCAAACTTTGATTTCTCATCAGTTTTGATAAAAGGATTACAAAGAAACAGTGCTTTAAAAAAACCAATTGCAACTACAGTTTTACCAATTCCTTCTGGCATTCAAGATAATAATGCTATAGGTTGGGGAGATGACTCAATGAATAATCTTACAGCAGCAGTTGCTGGTAAAGTTAGTTCTAACCCAATGCAAACAGGAATCACACAAGCAGCAATTGCAGCTTTGGCAACTGCGGTCCAGGCAAAGTTTGGTGTCAATTTGCCTAGTCAAAGTATCAATCAGATAGCAGCAATAGGAAGTGCAGCAGGAACTGGTACTGATTTAAATGCATTATTACAAAATCAACAAACCAAAGCAGCAATAACTTCATTATTATTAAAAAATGCTGGTTTTGAAGTTCCCGCAGAAACTATATTAGCAAGAGGTTATGGAATTGTTCCAAACTCAAACCTTGAATTATTATTCCAAGGTCCAACACTTCGTCAATTTGGATTCACTTGGCGTATGAGTCCAAGAAGTGCCAGTGAAGCAACAAATGTAAAAAGAATTATTCGTATGTTTAAACAGGGAAGTGCTCCAAGAAAATTAAACTCACAATCTGGTGCTGGTGCTTCTTCTCTTTTTCTTGGAACTCCAAATGTTTTTAAACTTTCATATAAAACAGGAAATAAAGAAATATCTGGATTAAATAAATTTAAGATATGTGCTCTTGTTAATATGAGTGTTGTTTATGCCCCTGACGGTCAATGGGCTGCATATGATGAAGGACAACCAGTATCATTAACTATGACTTTAAACTTCCAAGAAATTGAACCTGTATATGAAAGTGATTATCAGGAAAATGTTTCTAAAGCATTTAAAGGAGGAAAATACGCAGCAGATAATTATAGTTCAGTAAAACCAGACGATGTAGGATACTAAAATGTCGTATTTTAGAGAACTTCCAAATTTCGAATATATTGCAAATTTTCCTAATCAGTCATTCAACACTGATTATGTTGTAACTAAAAATATATTCAAAAGAGCAAAATTAAGAACTGATATTGCAAATGCTATAACTGCCTTTGAATATTACCAAATTATTGATAATGAAAGACCAGACCAAGTTGCTGCAAAAGTTTATGATAACGCAGATCTGGATTGGGTGATTTTAACAACCAATAATATTACAAATATTAATCAAGATTGGCCGTTAGATAACAATAGTTTTTATAAGTATCTTATTGATAAGTATGGAAGTGACGAAGAGCTTGGAAAAACACATCACTGGGAAACTGTTGAGTTTAAAGATGAATATGGACGTGTCGTAGTTCCTGGTGGTTATCAAGTTGACCCAGGAAAAACATTATCAGTTACAACTTCCACAGGTCAAAATGATTATACTTTAAGTGAATTTCCAAATGAAAACACAAATTATTCTATTACTATTAATTTAAATCAATATCTTCCTGTTTATAATAATGGAATAGAAACCACACAAGCAATCATAAAAGATATTGATCTTAACTCGTCTACATTAAAAGTTGCTGGAAGACAAAATAAAATTGATATTAATATCACAAATATTTTAGATGCTTGGCCCAACAGTTGGG